TAGCTGATGGAGTCATAGTCTTCGTAGAGATATTAGGCACACGATAAGGCATTTTTAAACAGTCATTTAATGCTGGACTCCCCACAAAATAGCCTGTGCCAAAACCTTGAAACATTGTTGATACAATAATCAGACTTGCAAAAGATCCTAATGTAGCTGAAATACACGGAGGTATAAGCCCTGAAAGGTGGCAAAAAATAACCTGCCCGCCTATCTGTACAAAAGTCCATTCCTCTTTAGCTAGATTAGCTACCGAGTTGAATGAGTTAGTAGTCGTAATTGCAGCACCTGCTGTAGTATAAAATTGAAAAGGATCTACTGCACCAGCACCAGTATCCCTAATAGCTAGAATAAAATCCCCCTCAATAGTAGAGAAAGTCAATAATCGGGATTCCCCCCATGCAGTTATATCTGCTAGAAATCTAGTACCAGTTCTTCTATTAAGCCCTCTGGATTTACCGGGTACAAAGTTTTTAATAAACTCCGCCCCGTTTGCATATTCTTTTAGATCAGTTCCTGCCATAAGGGACTGCCCTATCTGACCAGAACTAAAGTTATTTTGACCCCAGACTAATCGCCCCATTAGAACCTCGAATCTATAAAATCAGGAATCTCTACCTCTATATCTGAATCATCTTGTTGAGAGGAAATTGATTTGGCCATTGGAAGTACCATATCCTTCTCAGCTCTTAATGAGGCAACGAGGATATGACTCTCCGTAATCGCATAGCAGGCTTCCATAGCTAATTCTAAGAAGAATGCTTTGACAAAATTGGCAGAGAATTTTGAAGGGGAAGTCTCATCCTTAGTGTATTTAACTTGTACTAAATTCTCATTACTCAGTAGTAATGAACCTTCAATCTCATACAAGTATCCATTGGCATCTGACTGGATATAGAGATAATCAGAAGGAAGAACATAATAATAAGTGTACCCAAAATCAGGAGTAGTTCCCGATTTAGTAAGCTCAGAACGACCAGTAGCAAAGCTCCATCGGTGCTCTTCTAAGATCCTCTTACGAATAATTTCGTAAAGGTCTTTCATGATTCTTGCGCGGGGATTGTTATCATCGATACTATTAACACGATTCGCCCCAAGACGTATCAAGGCAGCATTAACGATATCCGTTTTTGTAACTGACATACTTCACCTTATTTAAAATGGGGCGTGATGCCCCATTTATTAAATTGAGTTTAGTATAGGTCTAAGCGTTCACAAATAGAACATAAACTTCAAGCACTGCATCTATCACTGAGTCATCCATAACTTCAGTACAAGTAAGAAACAATTGAGTTTTTGCGCCGTACTCTCTGAGTCCAACACTGTTATGAACCACTCTTTGTAACACAGCTTGTCCACCCGCATTCGCACTATTTATTAGTGAGTTCGGATCTTCAGCTAGTGTAGCTTCATCAATATCTTTAGTTGCCCGAGTACCTAACTGGAAAATCCCAGTGGCCCCAAGAGACTTATCGATTTTGACATAAGCATCAACGATGTGAGCGTTTTGTGGTAAGAACCCTAAATCGATTTCATCCGCAGCATTCAAGCCCAATAGGCCTGTAGTATCTACTAGCGTGATTTTATCATAAAAGAGTTTTACCGTTCCATCCCACTTTCCTTTCCTCACTTTAGAGGAAGGTTGTGTGATGAACTGACCTTTGTAATAATCTGCATTATAAGTAGTCATATTCTAATCCTTTAGGCCTTATGCCTCTAAACAAATAACTTCAACAACTTGCTCTTCTTCCATACGGACAAATCCTAATGAAAGTGAAGCGTAAACCTGAGTTGCATAATGGTATTCTGGCATAATGTCCATTCTACCTGCCACACTTCCAGCATTAGCACATAACCCAGCTCTACTTTCCGTAAAAGCAATACAACGACGACCTTCACCAGAAGTAATAGTCCCAGTTCCAGAACCTACTGTTCCGTCATCTTTATTATAAGTTGTAGAAGCACTTGTAAAAGTAAGGAGTTGAGTTCTTACAAATTTGAATCCTAAGAATGTATCCACTTTCCCATCAACTAAAGCACGAATTGTATTGAAATCCGCAGAAGTAACTTCTGTTTCACCCAATAGATCTTCTACTTGTTGTTGGGCCACAACGAAAACGATCATCTCATTCTCATCTACAGCTTCAGCTTCATGGAATTTTGAACTTACCTTACGCAGAGTCTTAACATTTAAGCCAACCCCAGTAAGTCCCGACCCATCATGGGCAGCTAATTTTTGAGTACTTGGTAAAGCAACAGCAGTAAGAGTACCTTTCTCACGACCTGTATAAGCACTACCTAAGAATCCGTCAATAATGACTTCATCCATTTGACGACCAATTGCTCCACCGATTGCAATTGCGTACTCACTCTCAATGTCCATGATTGTTCTGAGCTTATCTTCTTTATCTACAAGATCCGCATCATAATAATCGTCCATTGAAACATGACGCTTGCTATGTGGAGTATCAGTATATTCTACCTTAGAATGCCTACCGGCCTTTCTTCGGGCTGTTCTTTTACCAATTCTATCGTAAAATCCAGACTCCGCATTTAGAGTTTCTTGACGACAAAATTGAAAAAGTCTTGATGATGATTGTTGGGATAAATGCATAACGTTTGATGAAAATTGATCAATCGTTGCTTGGTCCACTTGGTTCGACATATATAACCTCCGTAAAAAAGTCAAACTAAAATAACTCATTTCCGAAAGATAGTCCGAATTTGGGTCTCTCTAGCCCTACGATACAAAGGTCCATCACTGGATAGTCTTCAAGCAGATCCTAACACTAGGTTAGGACCTACCTATTTCTGTGTCAAGCAGATTTTTTACCATTCTTTGCTAGATATAATTTTCTCATATCCTTTACAGCATCAGCATGTCCCGGAATCTTCTTACTATGGTAAGGATGATTCTTGTCTGCCATGACCTCATTAATCCTTTTTTGAGCATCATCAGGAGTCATTCCATCCGGAGTTCTCCCACCAGCAGTATTGATATCCGCTTCCGCATACACCTCACCAGCTATCTTCGAAAAGAATCCAAAGATTCTAGGATCATCCGCCAGACCATTCTCCTTTAGATAAGTCTTGAATTCCTCGCTCCCATGCTCTTGAACTAATTGTTTTGCTGCTTGAACTTTAGCCGGATAAGCATTACCCCATTCGGTTTTAAGTGCATCCCAGCCCTCATTCTTAGCTTCAACAGATTTCTCACCCATTTGAGCGAGGCTAGATTGACTCGAAGAGTCTACCATCTTCAGCATCTCCGCAGCTGCTGCTGCAGGAATTCTTAATTTATGAGCTGTTTCTTTAAAAGCAGTAACGAATTCCGGACCAACCTTTGAATCCTCACCCGGAGTAAGTACATATTTATCCTTATCTGGTTCCCATCCTGTTGCTTTTCTAAAGAATTCATTTCTATCTTCCTCACTAGCATGTTCATTTGGAACTGCTAATTTGTCTCCAACATGTTTCTTTGTGTGTACATAGCTTTTCATTAGTCCACTAAAGTTAATTTCCCCGGTTTCTTTATTCACGAAAGGAACTAGGGAGTTCTCTTCTTTCATTTCTTCTTGATATCCTTCAGGCCATTTGACATCTAATCCTTTCCAAATAGATTTATCTGGATCTGGTCCGGGATTAGGATCTGGATTTGGGCTTGGGTCTGTATCCAGTGCCGGATCATCTAAGGAAGGATTAGGATCTGGAGCACCGCCACCACCTAAATCGTCAGCGAACATAAGATGTTTATAAACTCCAAAAAGTTGTAATAGCTTAAATACGATGGGCATCCCACTCTCCTTGCTCTGTTATAGATTGATCTGTTATTTGTTTAATATCTACATTAGTTATTTGTATGATTTCAGCTATTACGGACCTCCGACCCTCTCTAAATGCCAAGTCTGTAGAAGACATCCCATCCGAATAATTAGAAGTTGTGTATCCTGTCTCAGACATGAGGTAGGTAAGAATATCTTTCCCATCTCCATTAGCAAAAATACGTTTAATCTTTGAGGCTATGACAAGCTCTCGGTCCTGTGCAGGTTCTTTCTCAGACATCTATACTCCCGTAGATTCTGCCGCAGAGAGATTCTTAACAGTTTCAGATTGGGTCTTACCCTCTTCGACTTGTTGTTGTTGTTGTGCCCTCTCAGCAGCTTGCTGTCTATTTTTATCTCGCTGTCCTACTTTAATAAGGAAGCGATCATCAACAGCTAGTTGGTGGAAAGTTTCTCTAAAAATAAAGTCCCCGTCAAGGTTATCTATAACCTCGGGTCTAACTTCAATTAGAGGTACTAAGTTACTAATCGCCCGAGTAAAGTTCTCTGTCTCAGCTTGGATTTGAGACCTAGCGAGAAGTGAAGTATACCGGAGACTTAGATGTTTACTCTCTTTTAAAGCAGCGGGTGCCTCTGGCAATTCCCCAGCTCTTTCAAGAATTATGAAAGCATTCTCAACAACATCCCTTGACATTTCGGATACCCGAACTAGAACAGATCCAAACCCACGAAGGTTCTCATCTCTTCTTGCCACTACCTCAGTAGCAGTCATTCTATCATTCTCGACAATCTCTAATGCTTTTTTATAATAACCCTCTTCAATATCCGCTTGGATAGAGGCCAAAAGTTGTTCCCCAATATCTGGACGAGATCCTGTAATCAGAGGCTCAATGCGATTATCTTTCCCCGGTTTTCGGAAATTGATACCCCATGGCTTATATTTGATTTTTCTAAATATCCCGTTATCTGCTACTTGAAGAGGAGGGGCGATAGCTAATTGACCACCCTGTAAAATTATCTTCTTCATGGCACTTGCTGTTTTCTGGTCAGGAAGGATGTCTGACCCAGGGCCACGACCATAATCCTCATCACTCTCTACATGCCATCTAGGTGTAGAAAATGGCTTATGATTCCATCCCTCATTAGGTTTAGTAAGCATCCACTTTTGAGAAGTAAGTACCTTAAATGATCTCCAAGGTTTAGAACCAACTAGAAATTTATCTGGCATTATGGATTTATGAAAGATGTATTGAGCAATCTCATACTCTCTTTCGCCTGCCTTCTCAGCATTCCTTGCAAAGTCATCAGGCAAATTACCCTCGAATTCCTCAAGTATCTCTCTAGCTTTCCATTGCTGGCACCGGATAACTCCAATAACTTCCTTCTTCCGAACAAGTAGTCCCACCTTAGTAATCCTCTCCGATTCGAAATGTAGTAAGGAATTCCTTCTCTGCTGCTGCATCTTATCCGCTTTTTGGATATAGATAACACCAGTACCGAGAGATGGGATATCCTCATAGACTGAAAGAGACTCTGTATGGAAATTGGAATTATTAATATGTTTTAGGATTATCCTTTCCACCTCATTCAGATATTTCTTAACATCCTCTTGAGAGTCTAATTCCCGATCACCCGTAGTCTTTTCAAACCACTTCCCGGATGGGGGAGTTAATAGGGATTGTAGATTATCCCTAACCTTATTATTTGATCTTTTAGCAGTAGAGTCGAATAATCTCTCTCCTGTCTTCTCGCCTTTCTGATTTACTAAATTCGCATCCCTATGTTTTGGAATGATATTAGTAATGATATCATCCCAGTTATCTTTCCAGACGGCATGCTTTGTGAATACCTCTTTCTGTTTTTTGC